AAGACTAGAGTTTCCAGATTAAAAAAGAAAGCTTTTGAGATGTACAATGAATGGCAACCTGATGCTTTTATCGTTGAGGGTAAAGCTGCTGGTATGCCATTGATATTTGAATTGAGACAAATGGGCATACCTGTGTCAGAATATACTCCAAGCAGAGGTAATGATAAGATAGCTAGGGTTAATGCTGTGGCTGATCTATTTGCATCTGGTATTGTTTGGGCACCCGATAGAAAATTTGCAGAAGAAGTGGTAGAAGAATTTGCTTCGTTCCCAGCAGGTAGCCATGACGATTTGGTTGATTCATCAACCCAAGCTTTAATTAGATTTAGACAAGGTGGATTTATACCTCTATCTTCAGACGAAGAAGAAGAATACTTCCCACCCAGAGAAGCAAATTATTATTAGGAGATTAGATGGCAGAGAAACCATTACAGACCCCAGAAAAAATTGTTGAAGATTCTCCTTTAGAAGTTGTAGTAACCAACCCAGATGAGGTTGCACTACTAACTGAAGATGGTGGAATGATTATTGATTTTGAAGAAGGCTCTGAGTTCGGTACAGAAAATTTTGACGATAACATCGCAGAGTTTATGGATGAATCAGACCTTGAGGAATTAGCAAATGAACTTGTGGGTTATTACAATTCAGACAAAGAATCTAGAAAAGACTGGGAAGAAACTTATACAAAAGGTTTAGATCAGTTAGGTTTAAAAATTGAAGATAGAACTTTGCCTTGGCAGGGTGCTTGTGGTGTATTTCATCCATTGCTAACTGAATCAGTTGTAAGATTCCAAGCTGAAACTATTACAGAATTGTTTCCAGCAAAAGGACCTGTAGATACTAAGATTGTTTCAGAGATAGATCAAGATACTCAAGATCAATCTACTAGAGTTAAAGATTACCTTAACTACTTGTTAACAGACAAGATGAGTGAGTACAGAACAGAAACTGAAAAGATGTTATTCAATTTACCATTAGCTGGTTCTGCGTTTAGAAAAATTTATTATGATCCTGCTTTAGAAAGACCAGCCAGTATGTTTGTACCTGCTGAAGATTTTGTTGTGAGTTATGGTGCATCTGATCTTACTACTTGCGATAGATCAACTCATGTAATGAAAAAAAGTACGAATGATATTCGTAAGTTACAGGTAATAGGATTTTATAGAGATGTAGAGCTACAAACTCCATCTGCTGATTACTCTAATATACAAAGTAAGTATGATGAATTAACAGGCGATAGATCGTCTTATGACTTTGATCAAAGGCATATATTGTTAGAAATGCAGATTGATCTAGACTTAGAAGGATTTGAAGACAGGAAAGATGGTGAGCCTACAGGCATAGCATTGCCTTATGTAATTACACTTGACTATCAATCAGGAACTATTCTATCTATCAGAAGAAACTTTTTAGAAGATGATCCGTTAAAGAAAAGAAGACAACACTATGTTCATTATCAATACCTTCCCGGAATGGGATTCTATGGATTTGGTTTGGTGCATTTAATTGGTGGCATAGCAAAATCAGCTACAAGTTTATTAAGACAGTTAGTAGATGCAGGAACTCTTTCAAATCTACCCGGTGGTTTAAAATCTAGAGGATTAAGAATCAAAGGAGATGATACTCCAATTATGCCCGGTGAGTTTAGAGATGTAGATGTACCCGGTGGTGCAATTAAAGATAACATTACATTCTTACCATACAAAGAACCATCAGGAACTTTGTATCAATTACTACAAAATTTAGTAGAAGAAGGCAGAAGGTTTGCATCGTTAGCAGATATGAAAGTATCTGATATGAATAATCAAGCACCTGTTGGAACTACTCTTGCTTTACTAGAAAGATCATTAAAAGTTATAGGATCAGTACAAGCTAGGATTCATAACTCTATGAAACATGAGTTAAGAATATTATCTAGAATTATTTTTGATTATGGTCCAACAGAATATCCTTATAATATTAAAGGCAAAGAATTACTGAAAGAAGATTTTGATGGAAGAATAGATGTAGTGCCAGTGTCTGATCCGAATGCAGCAACGAAAGCACAAAGAATTATGCAGTATCAAGCTGCATTGCAACTTTCTCAACAAGCACCACAAATGTATAACATGGAAGAACTGCATAGACAGATGCTTGATGTGTTAGGAATTAAAGATGCAGATAAGATTGTTCCACTGAAATCAGAGATATTACCAGCAGACCCTGTATCAGAAAATATGAATCTATTAAACAGCAAACCTGTTAAAGCATTTATGTATCAAGACCACGAAGCACATATTAAAGTACATATGGCTGCAATGAGTGATCCTAAGATGAGAGAAATGGTAGGACAAAGTCCAAATGCAAACTCTATACTTGCTGCCTTTACTGCTCACATTACAGAACATATAGCATTTCAATATAGAAAAGAAATTGAAAAACAGATGGGTGCTCCATTGCCACCACCTGATGAGCCATTGCCAGAAGATATTGAATTGCGTTTATCACAGTTGGTATCAGAAGCTGCTGAAAGAGTATTAGCAGATAGTCAAGCTGAAGAAAGACAAAAAGAAGTACAGGAGAAAATGGAAGACCCTGTTATTCAGCAAAGAGAAAAAGAACTTGAGATCAGAGCATCAGAAGTACAAAGAAAAATGCAAACAGATGCAGAAAAAATTGCAGCAGATTTACAGAAGTCAAAAGCAAATCAAGAGATCGAAAGACAAAGAATTGCATCTCAAGAAAGAATCGCTGGTGCAAAAATTGGATTTGATGCTGCAAGTGATAATGCAAAATTGTCTAGCCAAGAAACTTTAGAAGGTGTTAAGATAGGAAAAGAAATTGTAGAAACACTTTTTGATGATAAAAAATAATGAGTGCATCACAAGAAAATATAGTTGAAGCGTTACAGAAAAAAATAAGAGAACGCATGAACGAACACGCAGACCACTTGAGTACAGGTGGCTGTCAGAATTTTGAAGAATACAGACACATGACAGGTATTGTGGCTGGATTAGCATTAGCAGAGAGAGATTTAATTGATCTGTTAGAAATAGCAACACGCCAATAATGGTGCAAGGACCTAGACCTTATCTAGAGCAAGGAGATAAAAATGACGAAACCTGCAAAAAAAATTGAAAACAAAGACGAAGAAATTCGCAAAGCAAAACAACTACCTGTACCTAAAGGGTACAAACTATTAATAGCTTTACCAGAAATAGAAGAAACAACTAAGGGTGGCATTATAAAAGCCAGTCAAACAATGAAGGTCGAAGAAGTCGGCTCGATTTGTGGTTTTGTTATTAACATGGGGCAAGACTGTTACAAAGACGAAAAAAGATTTCCAAATGGTCCTTACTGCAAAGAAGGAGATTGGATTATCATGCGTTCTTATTCAGGCACAAGATTTAAAGTGCATGGAAAAGAATTTCGTTTAATCAATGACGATAGCGTAGAAGCTGTTGTTGAAGACCCAAGAGGCATAGTTAAGGTAGTATAATGACAGAACAAAATCAAGCCGCAAATCAAGAAGTTACATCTGAAGAATTTGTAACTGAAACAGCACAACCAGAAAAAACTTCAAGAGAAGAACAATTTTTTGGTCATACAACAACTATTGGAACAACACCTGAAGAAAGAGCAATTAATACTTCTAAAAAATCTACAGAAGAATCTGATGATTTAGAAATTGAAATAATAGACGATAGACCTATAGCAGATAGAAAAACTCCCAGAGTAAAAACTACTGCTACTGATGATGAAGATATAGAATCTGAAATCGAAGGTGTTGATGAGCAAGTTAAAAAAAGAATTAACAGACTCAAATATGAATTTCACGAAGAAAGAAGGGCAAAAGAAGCCACAGAAAAAGTTAGAGAAGAAGCAATAACTTATGCACAAAAAGTGCAAGAAGAAAATAAAAGACTTGCAGCTTTAATTGGCAAAGGTGAAGAAGCCCTATTAGGTCAAATATCAGCGAAAGCACAGTCTCAATTAGAAAGAGCTAAAGCTGAATTTAAAGAAGCCTATGAAAGTGGCAATAGCGAAAAAATGCTAGAAGCCAATGAAACAATTTTAAATTCATCAGTTGATCTAAGATCAGCCAATGAAAAAATTAATTATTACGAACAACAAAAACAAGTACAGGAACAACAACCTGTTGCTCCACAGCAAAATGCTTCACAACAATTTGCACCACCCGACCCAAAAGGTGTAAAGTGGTTACAAGACAATAAATGGTTTGGTGATCCAAAGCATAAAGACCTAACAGGTTTTGCGTATGGATTACATGAAACATTAATTAATGATGAGAGGATTCATCCTACAAGTGATGAATATTATCAACAAGTAGATACAAGAATGCGTAAAGCGTTCCCAGATTTTTTTGGAACTGAAAACCAAGCTGAAGACACCATCTCAACAGATGTTGTTGAAACTGCGAGTTCCAGAAAACCATCGAGTGTGGTAGCACCGGCAACCAGAAATAATGGTGCTATGCCTCGCAAAGTGCAGTTAACAGCAACTCAAGTCAACCTCGCAAGGCGACTTGGGATTACACCAGAGCAATATGCCAAGCAATTAGCAAAGGAGAGCAGAAATGTCTGAAGAAAAAAATATTGAAGTAACCGAAGAAGTTACCAGAGCAGCAAGAGAAGCAGAATCTAGAGAAGTTCAAACTAGACCAAAAACTAGTTGGGAACCACAATCTAAATTACCAAAGCCTGATCACCAAGAAGGATGGGTATTTAGGTGGGTAGCTACGAGTATTCTAGGTCAACCTAATAATGTAAATGTATCGGCAAAATTTAGAGAAGGATGGGAACCTGTGAGAGCAGAAGATCACCCTGAACTAAACATGATCTCAGATCATGGCTCAGATTGGGCTACTAAAGGTAATTTAGAGGTAGGTGGACTATTGTTGTGTAAGGCTCCAAAAGAGACTATGGCAGCAAGAGATGAATACTACAGGCAACAAGCCCAGAACCAAATGGATGCTGTGGACAATAACTACTTAAAGGAAAATGATCCTCGTATGCCTCTGTTAAAACCAGAACGCAAAACAAGGACTACCTTTGGCGGTGGCTCTAAATCATAATATTGTTTTGAGCTGCTTAATATAACTTTATTTAAAAGGAAATAGATATGTCAGCAACAGCGACACCAATGGGTGCTGAACCAGTCGGAACTTTAAGTGCTAGTGGCTCCTATACAGGAAAAGTTAGACACTATAAAATTGCGTCTAATGACAGTACCGCAATATTCTATGGAGATTTTGTAAAAATGACTAGTGCAGGTGTAGTAACACTTGATACTGGTACAGCTACATTAACCCCAATAGGAGTATTCATGGGATGTTCTTATACAGACCCGAATACAAATCAATTAACATTCTCACAATATTACCCAGCTTCTACAGTTGCTAGTGATATTGATGCTTATGTTTTAAACGACCCTTTTGTTGAAATGAGAATGCAAGGTGACGCAACCTTAGCTCAGACAGCATTAGGAAATAATGCATCAGTAGTGCAGACTGCTGGTAGTACATCTATTGGAAGAAGTAGAAATGCTTTCGATTCTTCTAGTATTGCAACTACTGCTACGCTACCATTAAAACTTATTGAGTTCGTTGACGGACCTGATAGTTCTATAGGCGATGCATACACAGATGTAATTGTTATGTTCAATGTTGGACATCAGTTATTAAATACAACCGGAATTTAATCCTTAGGAGGATAATATTATGGCAATATCACGCCCACAAATGATGAAGGAACTCCTACCCGGATTGAATGCACTATTCGGTTTGGAGTACAACAAGTATGACGATGAGCATACGATGATCTATGAAACTGAATCTTCTGATCGTTCATTCGAAGAAGAAGTACAGTTAAGTGGATTTGGTCAAGCTACTGTAAAAGGAGAAGGCTCTGCTATCAATTACGATAGTGCTCAAGAGAGTTTTACAGCTAGGTACAACCACGAAACTATTGCACTTGGCTTTGCAATCACAGAAGAAGCTATCGAAGATAACCTCTACGATTCTTTATCTGCTAGATATACAAAAGCATTAGCAAGAGCAATGGCTTATACTAAGCAAGTAAAATCAGCATTCCCGCTAAATAATGGATTTACCAATTCATTCCAAAGTGGTGATGGGATTAACTTATTTAGTGCAAGTGGTGATGGAGTAACTGGCGGAGATGGACACCTTCTTGTAGATGGTGGAAAGAACGACAATAGACCATCAACTGGTGCTGATCTTAATGAAACATCTTTAGAAGATGCAATCATTAATATCGCAGCTTTTAAAGACCAAAGAGGTCTGCTTATCGCAGCTAAACCTAAAAGACTAATTGTTCCACCTGCATTGCAGTTTGTAGCTACCCGTCTTTTAGAATCGCAAGATAGAGTTGGCACAGCAGATAATGATTTAAATGCTATTCGCACAAATGGTGCGATACCTGAAGGATATATGGTTAACCATTATCTAACAGATACCAATGCATTCTTCATCATTACTGATGTACCTAACGGCATGAAGCATTTCCAAAGAACAGCTTTGGAAACTTCTATGGATGGCGATTTTGATACTGGTAATGTTCGATATAAATCAAGAGAAAGATATTCCTTTGGAGTTTCTGATCCTCTTGGCATATATGGATCACCCGGTTCAAGCTAAGAATAGAATTATAAAGGGCAGTTTATCTGCCCTTTCTTTACTCTAGGGAATTTTAATTAATCTATCAACTGCCCTAGCAGACTTTGCCAAGATGATAGATACTTTCTTTTAGGAGAATAAAATGGCTAACACAACATTCAATGGACCAGTTAGGTCCGAAGGTGGTTTCGAACAAATCACAGTAGCAGCATCAACAGGTGTTGTAACAACAAACTTTGATATTGACTCAAGCGGTAACATCACTGATGTAGGATCAATCGTATCTGACGGTGCTATTTCTACTACCAGCACTATTGTAGGTAGACAAAAAATTGATACAACTTTCAATGCAGCAGGAGCAGCGTCAGCTACTTTAACAGCAGCCCAATCAGGAACTTTGTTTTTGATCAATGGAGCAGCAGCTAATGTAATTACTTTACCTTCTGTATCTACTGGAAATGTAGGAGTTCATTATGACTTTCAACTTACAGTAGCTGTTGGCGGAAGCGTAACAACTACTTTTGTACTTCCAGG